TTTGTAAAATTCATTAGTACGAGCAATTGGCATGCTCTTGGGCTTGGTAATATCTACCAGTTTGAATGCAGAAAGTGCTTGTTCTATCTTGTCCATGAGTTCTGCGTTGCAATCGCAATCAGCTAGTCTAACACGGAAACTGTAGGTTTTAACACTCTCTTGCAAGTATGTTTTAAAGGTTTTCATTGCAGGATCCTATACAATATCTATTTATGCTTTTTTATCTTTTTGATTATCTGCACCTTTGCCTAGTATTTCTGCTAACAGTGCATTTCTATCTAGTACTATGCCTTGTCCCTCTACTGCTGGAGCTGCTGCTTCTCCTTTGGCAGCTGCCTGATCCAACCGAGCTTTTTGTAGCTGTAGGCTAACCATGCGCAGTTTTTTATCCAGTTTGGCCTGCTTGGCAGTGATAGCATGTCCTAGCAGTACACCTGCTGTTTGAAAAATCACACCTGCATAGCGGGGTTCCACATTCATGCCCAGGTCCATGAGATCATCAAACTTGTCTCTAGCCAGGCTAGCGAGGTCGTCCATTTCTTGATCAGCTGTTTCAAGATCGCGCACAGTGGGCAGTGCAGCATCAATCTTGTCTATGGCTAGATCAATATCTCGTATGGCGGTTTTATGTTCCTCTATGATCTCAATTGGATCCTCGTCAGGAACAGGTGGAAGATCAAACAATTGTTCTAGTTTTTTGGTCATACGGTATTTACCGCTTTTGACCCCGGTGGAAGATTTGATTTTCTGTGATAACTCTAAAGCGCAATCCCTGCTGTGAGCACCAGGCTGTGGCTGCTGCCCATTTAGCATGATTCAGTGCCACGTATGCTCTGTCTCTAGTGTTACGAGCACTTTCCAAGGTCGTTTCAGTACTAGGCTTGATCTCTATCACTTCTGCATGTTTTTTTCCACTCTTGTCTTCGTAAATGATAAGAAAGTCTGGAACATATATGGTACTCTTGTTAGTAAAAGGATTACGATAGGGTATGTTGATGCTTTCGCTGGCCCATTGCAGTATGGCAGGGTTGTTGTCACAGAACTGCATGAATACCATTTCCCAACCTGAACGATAGGTAGGTTGGCCTTTGCCTATGTACTTGGCGGGATTCTGCATTTGAAACTTGCCTTGGGCATAATTCCTTGCCATAAAACTATACCATTATGGATCTTTGTACCACTTGATTTTGTGATCTGCTGGTGTTTGGTAATCCAAGCAAACTGGTTCCTATTCTGTTCAAGTTTAGAAACGTAATTAGAAAATCATTTAAGGTAGCAGGAGGCAAGCTGGTAAATTCATCCAAAGTTTGCATGGGATCAATTCCTTGACTCGCGCTGGTAAAAATCACTGCACTGGCTAATATTTCAGCACTTTTCTTATTCTCAGTGTATTTTTCAAAGAAGCTTTGCACAGCATGACTGACATTGGTCGAAATGTCTAAAGCAACAAAACTCAAATTGTTAAAATAGATGCTTGGATCAAAGTCAACTGGAAAGCCCTTGATGCCTGAGTCAATGGGTGCAAGATTTATATTATCAGCCATTAGACGAATCTCCCAAAGCCGCCACCGGGTCTACCTTGATTGCTTGGCGGAATGGCATCCCTACTGTCATTGATTGTTGCGGGTCTACCATCACTGTACCTAGGTGGACCATAACTGCTGGATGTGTTGTTTGGTGCAGTGGTAACTGTGGGGAACTTAGGCGAGCTGGTTGTTGCTCCTGTGGTATTTTGTCTAGCCACTGGTGTGCCATTGGTAGTAACCTTGTTGCCAAACACATTTGGTAAAATATTTTCTGGTCTCACCCCTAACTGTCCTAGAGCTCCTAGTGCCACAGCCACTGTGCCAAAGTTTCCGGGGCCGACACCAATTCTTGAAATGGTTTGACCTGCTCTTACCAGTCCACCGGCGGCAATCAATTTTTGACCTGTGACACCTCCCACTGAACTGCCTGCTTGGAACAGCAGATTACTTGCATTGGGTACTGTGAACTGACTCAATGGGTTCCTACCTCTAATAGCAGACGAAATAACACCACCTAGTATTCCTTTTGCAGCAGTACCAAACACACTGGTTTTAGTTTGTGTACCTGGTCTTGCTAGAGGCCCTGTGATATTTGATCCAGTGCGAACATTGGGACTACCAAATCCTGGAGCTGAAGAATATGAACCGCCTGCATTGGTACTACCTCCTCTAAATTGATTGGTTTGACCAGACGCTCTAACCACTTGGCCGTTTTGATAGGTTAGATCTGTTCCGCTTACACCATCAACTGTTGGAGGCGAAATAGGACTTGGATTGTTGTCGTATTTTAATAACAAGTCAGCACCAAAATTTGCTTCGGTGAAAAATCCGCTGGCATAGGTCACTGTTTCAAAATTCACAGTCATTTCATGTTCAAGAATTCCTGCGCCTTGAGCATAGTCATGATCTCCGTGTCTAAAACTGCTGATCACTGGATTGTGTAAAGTTATTTCGCTGAACTTCTTGTTATGAAAACTGTAGATCTGTATGTCGGTGATCAGTTGTGTGACTACGCCCTCTTTACGCAGAGTGTATCCCCATTGATCAGTTTGTCTAAGATCGTACTTGTGCCCGCTTTGGTATAATGATGTGGCGTGATCACTGTCTCTATAATAAAAACTGTAATAATCGTACCAGAACTCTCTAATTACATCAGCACCGTCATCGTGAAACTTAATAATCACCGGATCGTATTTTAATTTAGTTTGTACTAGATTCACACGATTATAGGCATTTAGAGTTTTTAAATCTGTAGTGAATTTTGGAAGAGAAACAGTTTTCACCAGCGAACCAATTTCTGTTTTATGGCTGCTTCTAAGCATAGAGTAGTCTTGACTTAGATTTATTCTTACGTAGTATAAGAACGAAAATTTAGGATGCAGTCTAAAGGCGTCGGTTCTAAATATGCGATCTGCATGGGCATAATCACGTATGGGTGCGGACCGACTGGATGGTTGTAAAAATGAATTTATGCTCATGGTAGTCTTTTAGATATTTATCTCATAAAAAAGCCCGGCTTTTGCCGGGCTGTATTTAAGTGTTTCGTCTGAAATTAACCAGTAGCTGTAATACCTAATAGTCTTCCAACGTCGCCACCAACTCCACTTCCCAGTGGTGTTTGCACAGCGTTGTCGTACTTAATTGTCAATGCAATTTTAACCATATCTGTACCACTTGCATAGTTTACTTCGCCGTAGTTAACTTGCGAAACATAGCAACCATACAGTTCCCAAGTTTCTAGTACATTTGGCTGTAGTATACCATTGCCACCATCAAGCATATCGCAACGTAGGATAAACTTGTAGTCGATACCAGAGCTTGCACTGGCCTGCTCCATGAAGTCGTATTGTTTCTGTAACTGTTCGCCTACTAGACGACTTACATTACCGCCTGCGTCGTCTCTTAGGTTTACTGTTACATCTTGCCATTCAGGTTTGCCTAACAATTTGATTTTGCTGTTGTACACATCAACCACAATGTCACCAAACTGTACAGTAGGACGAGTAAAGTCCATTACCTGCTTGGTTAGTTCAGTAGTTGGTTGACTCACGCCAAACTGTTCAAAACTTACTCTAAAACGATATGCCAATTTTGGCATTAACAGGCCCTGTGCGCTCGCACTTTGGTTTGAAGCCAATGGCACTGTAAATCTTGTTAATGATGCTACGGACATGTTTGTTGTCTCCTATATTCTTATTTAGCTCATTTTTGGCAAACTACGAAGCGGCACCGCCGCTTCGTAATATACGCCTATTAAGCGCCAGATCCTGCTAAGGTGCCTGGGTTCTTCAAGCGAATTGGAATGTAGATAAACTCAGCTGCTTTAACTGGTTCAATTGCAATATCCACATACAATTCATTTCTTGCAATACGGTCGCTGGTGTTGTTGCTTTCGTCACACACTACCAGGTAATCGTAAACACCTCTCTTGGCCACTAGGTCATTCATTGCACCTTCAATTGCCTGCTTGATTTGATCACGAGTGATTTTATCGTTTGGTTCAAACAGATAGCTGTTGCTGATACCTGCTAGAATACTGCGAATATAATTAACCAGACGAGACACATTGATTCTATCAGTGCTTTGTGCAATTGGACTGCGTGTTTTCTGACCAAAAATAGCCAGTCCCAGACCAGGTAGGTTAGCGATAGGATTCACTCTTAATGTGTACAAGCTGTCACGCAGACTCTGGCGCAC